CTTGAGTTTCTGCAAAGTCTGCTGTATTATTCCGCAGAGCTTCAATATTAGAAGCTACAAGTATTCCGTTAGTGTAATCAATCTTCCTTAATTTAGCTGAATTAGCTATATTGGTAGCATTATTTAATAATGCGTTGTAGTCAGAATTATCAAATTTTTCTGGTAGGTACGGGGTAAATATAGCGACTACAGAAGCTGGGGAGGTTGGATAAGAAGCTGGTGAAAGTCCTAATCCTGTACCTGGGTCGGCTAGTTGGAGTAGGGTAGTCGATGTATTTACAGTTTTATTGATAAAGCTATATTCCACCCCAGCAATTTTAATTTTTTCTAATTCCTGCACAGTGTTGTACATATTTACTCCGTTTGCTAGGTTGTTCCGGAAGTAAATATACTTTAGGTAGTTGTATCCTCCCTTACTGTTGTAATCCCAGTAAAAGTACATATTACCTGTAGAAATAATGGAGGTTAGAAAGTCATTTTCACTAAGTTCGTCAAATCCTGCGCCCGGTGTTGATATAGAGAGGTATTCTGTAAGTGTATATACGGTTTCCGGATGTACCTCATGTTTGAATGGATTTTCATCATTAAGTTCTCCTGTTACTACGTCTATAAAAGAACCTCCTAGCTCTCCGTTGTATTTCTCAACTCCGGTAGTTCTAATTTCTGTAACAGTTCCTGTAGGAGTTTTTATTTCAACTGTATTAGTTGTAGAGAGGTCATCAACTACTCCTCCGTCTTGTGCTTCTAAGAAAGCTGTATCAATAGAGGCTGAGTATTCCGGTTGAGTGAGTGATAAAGCGGGTTGCTTTATTTTACCTCTCTCTAGTAGGTGAGGTTTGATGATAATACCCGTTGTAGCGCTTGCTCTTACAGGTACGAAATCTTTCACCATCTTAAAGACTTGATTATCAAAGAACTTGATAAGTCTGATAAAGTCAAACATATCGTATCTTGATAAATTACCAAGGCTTGAAGAGATGAAAGGCTGTAGGGCTGTGTATCTAGAATCGTGAGCTGTTCTAGGGTCCCCAATGTAATCGTCTATGTTGAAACTCCCAGTGATATTGTCGACTATGTACTTATCTACATAGTACGTAGGTGAAAACCCTACCTCTAATGTATGAATATCTTCTGTATATTCTCCTGCGGGATTTTGAATAGAGGTGTATTGAGAGAGCGTACTTCCTGGTACGATGCTTCCTGTGTTACTAATCCTAATCTTATCTACAGAGCCTGTTTCTACTGCAAAGTATGGGAGAGAGGACCTACCTACTCCGCCAAATTCTTTAATTTCTAAAGAGCCGCTTGGAATTCCAAAACAGTTAATAAGGGCTCTTAAGCCTCTTTCGGTACCCTTTGTCTTAATAAGGTAGGGAAGGTTGTGGTACAGTCTCTTGTAAGTCTCCTGAATGATATCTTTATCGGGGGTAGGAGAGTTAGAAGCAGTCACAAAAGATGTGATTTGCTCAGATCCGCTGTCGTACCACTCTCCTAACAGGAGTGAGGATAAACTAGCTACCGAGAAGTTTGATGAGTATAGTTTTACTCCAAAACTTTTTAACGCTTCTCCTACCAAGTCTTTTGATATACCGTAATCTAGGCGATTGTCTGCATCGTACTTATCCGTAACAGCCTTGGCGTAGATCCAAATATTGTCAAAGTGCTGTCCTACCATATTCAAGAATAAAGAATACGGAGCATTGCTGTTATCTTGACGTATGAATTCCGGGACCGTATAAACTAAGTTGCTTTGGTTTAATTCGTCGTATAGTGATGCAGAAGCTAATTGAGTATTATACCAGCTTACGACAGCAGGATTAGATCCGGTTAAGTTTATATAGGGAGGTAAGCTGTTAGATTTAGGCCATGCAAAGCTAGTACTCTCAAAATAAAGGTACTGCTCGTAGCCGTCAAACTTGCTAATAACTCCGCTGATAAGGTTGTCATAATATACACTACTTTCATTTACGGTAGCGGAAGCGCTTACAGCTAGTGTATTTTTTATAGAGATAGACTTACTCTCGTAGTACTGTACTAGGCCTAACTTGTACTTAAAGTTCTCTAACCTTTCTTGAGCAGAAGAAAAGTGTATAAAGTTGTTATAATCCGTGTAATCAATACTTACTTGAATTCCACTCTGGCTTGCTTGAAGAAGTAGTTTGTGGTAGCTGCCAGTTACGGGGTATGAATATAATTCATCGTAGTTTAGGTACCCGGTACTTAATACGTTCTGCTCTCGATCCTCTAATGTAAAATTAGGTCCTTTTAGGTATACAGGTTGTTCCGGTTCCGGTGTAAATGTAGCTTCTACTTGGTATGATACGCTGTCTGCTACTAATTCAACTAGCGTAAAGATGTCCTTAATTGCAACCGTATCCGGTAAAGCTTCATAAAGTTTTAGTAAGATACTTCCGTCAGCCTCTACTTCCAGATTTACTCCAATATAGAGGTTGTTTTCTTGAAAGTTTAATCTAAATTCTGTAAAGTAGGAATTAGACTGTAGTTGAGTCTTGTATGCTGCTAAAGTTTGCAGAAAAGCTTCCGATAACTCTACTCCTTTAGCTCTAATCTCTAATCTGTCTGGAGAGATTTCAGAGATATAAAGAGAAGCCTCTATGATAGGTCGTAGGAAGTGGTATAGTAGACTAACTCCTCCTTGAGAATATCCTAAACTGTTTGCATCTGCTATAGGATCAATGTATAAGGTGCTAGCTCCTTCTTGGCCTGCACCTGCTGAGTTAAGTAGTTGTTTTTCGTTCTGGTAGTTGTATACCGAGTTTAATAACTCTCCTGCTGCAGAATAAGCATGAAGCTCTATAAAATGCTCATCTACATTATACTGCGAATTAATTTCAAAAGAGGCAACTAATGCAGTATCGGAAATTGAATAAGTTTCAACTCCTAAATCTGCAGCGTTCGCAGGTATTACGTTGTATTGAACTGTAGCCATTATTTACTTTGTTGTACTGAGAGTGCTAGTATTTCCTGATTAGCTGAGAGTAGTTGTTGTCTAAGCTGTGTGATTTCATCTAGTAGGGGCTGTACATCGACTGACTGTACCTGTTGTGAGTAGAGTTTAGAACTTTCGGTTACAAGGTATTGGTGTGAGTTAGTATCTCCTTCAATCGGTATTCTTAAATACAACTTATTGTAAAGTCTAAACAGCTCTTCTACTGTATCGGTATCCTCTACCGGAACTGGTTTTGCAAATGCCTTAAAGGAAGTGTCTACGACTTTTAAAAATTTTATAGGGTCGTATACTGTTTTTTGCAGTTTAACTTCTTCAGCCATTTCTTACAACTTTGAATACATTTGCCCCGTCGTACACTACAGTAGTTCCGTCGATCTCTGTCTTTACCAGTACCCTGTAGTGGCGCTCAGGTTGAATTCCATTCATGTACACATCAAAGTAGTTACCGGAATTATCTGCACTAATCTTTGTGTATGTACTGTCAAAATCCACCACCATTTCTTCTGTATTTTCATCTCGTAGCCCCCAGTATGAATTGGCCGGTAGTACGTAGTTGGTTAAGTATGCAGAGCTGGTTGCAAATGTACGGGTTGGGTATTTAGGGCGAACGTTTAATCTAAATCTCTGCTTACCTTCGTCCGTATAGTTTCCTTTGTTGTTGTTAAGGGTAATAACAGCGTTGCTGTTTGTTATCTCAGTTAAAGAAGTACTTCTAGAGGAGTCGTCCCATTTAAATTCCAAACAAGGAGGGTAAATGGTATGAGTATTTGCGGAAAAGTACTTAAGAAAAATGTTTCTGTCAGTTTGAAACTCCAAACTTCCAGTTAACTTAAGTATAAATCCGTTGTTGTTGATTCCATATAAAGTCTGTCCTATAGAGTGTGAGTAGTGCAATTTTACACTATCTGTAACGTCTATATTAAGGTCGTGGGTAGAACTTACGGTGTGGGTCTGGGAATGGTGTAGGTTGATTCCTCTAGATCCGGTATACCAAATTCCTCCTACTACATCAGCGCTAGCTGTATAAGAGGCGGTTGTGTTAGTGGCAGGAGGTGTAGTCCAGTACTCGGACGGGTTAGCATAAATCCAGTTAACTCCATCGGTAGCTGCAGGAATATCTCCGAACTTACCGGTACCTCTAGACCAGTCGTCGTATAGAGGAAGAGCTTCAACTTTATACTCTACAGGTGCTTCGGTTCCGTCAGCTAGGTAAGCTTTTAGGGAAGCAGAGAAGTTTAGTAAGTTAAGTCCCTTAGTTGCTAGTGAGGCAGAAATTTCTCCTTCTACTAAGTTTTTTTGTTCTTCAGCATTAAAAGCTATTAAAGCTCTTGCTACATACCCGGTAGTTCCTACATAATAAGAATCTACTTCCATTATCTCATCTAACCCGGTGCTAAACAGAGGGTACCTAGAGTAGATGGTTGCAGTTTTGTCGGGGAAAATTCTGTAAATAGCCATGATATATAATAAATACCTTATAATGAAGTTACGCGACCAATTATATCAGTGTCTGGGTATTTTACTTCAAATATACACGGGTCGTAGGAGGGGTATACAATGTTGTTTTTAGTAGCTCCTTTAATATCGTATGCGTATTGCGAGTATAATCCTCCTACTTTATTCTCAATTTCTATGTTTTGAACTGTTTGTACTCCTTTTACTCTATCGAGTAGGGTGTAGAGTGCAGACAGGTTAACAGGTTGATTTATTGACCATTTTTCAACCTTAAAATAATCTTGTAGTGCCTGAGTGCATGCTAGTAGCACATCTCTACCGGTGTAGTTAGGTAGTATCAGAATGTCATATTTTACCCCAATGTTTACTACAAACGCATCCTTAATGTTTATAGCGTCTGTAAGCATTCTGTATTGATAGAGGTAAGTCTTTAAGTTAGTGCGAAGAGTATTGGAAGCTGTTACTAGTTTTTTGTTACTGTCGTAGGCTAGTACGTACAGGGACAAGGATAACGGGTTGCTGTCTATAATTGCATCCGTAGTTGATTTTGTAGAACTTAGCTGATCCTGTACGATGTAAGCTTTTGCTACCGAGCCGAATTTAGAAGGTAATGAAAGGGTGCGGACAATGTAATCTTCTCTAGTTACAGCTCTTAACTGTTCTGAATAGGCTTTTAAACTATTTTCGCGAAGTTCGTCGGAAGTGTCTCCATCTTTACCTCCTACAGCTGCTACTGGGTTGTTGAATGCTAATGTATTCTCGTAACCTGATACTGTAGCTGTTCGAGTTGCGTTTAAAATTGTTGTGATTGTATCTGAAGGTACGTTTGCTTCAACTCCTCCTCCTACTAGGTAGCGGATTTGAAGTACTGTATTAGCCGGTGCTAGACCGTAGGTACCTGTAAACATAAAGTTAGAAGGATCGTATGCAGTGTCGATTTTAGAAACTCCTATAATTTGATCTCCTAATCCTACATTAGTTGGATCTGGGGTTATGACTGTGTCGGACCCTCCTGTAGTTCCGGCTCCAAACTGTACCTGTAAATCTCCTGTAGAAGTAAATCTAGTTACAAACCTTCTAGGTACTTTCTGCAGTTGCATTACATACGGAACTAAATTTGAATCAGAACCTCCTGAGTTGCTTTGTTCTAGGAAGATAGTATCTTGTGCTAGGTAAGGTACTTCGTACCACTTGCTGCCAGCTCCATTACTGTCGATAATATCAAGTACTCCAAGTATATTAGAATCTTGAACTGTAATAGTTTTAAATTTTTCTGGGGAGGTTACAGTAACAGTGGTTGTTTTTATTTCAGCAGAGAGAGCTTTAACTTTTTTCTTAAGCAAAAATTCTGTAATAGTATCCCCTGATGTGCTGTATACGCTCACTTCTGTAGGGTCGTATGAGCTTGAGAAAGCAAAGTTGATTTTATTGTCTACTAAAAATTTTACCGGTGTACCTGTAGTAGACTGTAAGGTTGCATTCTCGCTTACCGTTAGAGCGTAATCATAGTTCGGTATGTACTGCCCAGATACTAGTTGAGCAGGTATTCTCTGATATACATCTAGGTCTACAGTAGCGGCAGTGCTTATTTTTGGGCGGTAGCCCATCATGTAAGCTAGTGTATATAGGTTGCCAGGCTCCTGGGCGTACTGTAGGAAAGTTTCCTGTAGTTGAACATCTTGGTAGAATGATAATACGTCCCCTACGTAGGCAGCCATCTCCATAAACATCATACCTGGAGATGTTGGAGAAAAATCATTGTAGGTATCCGGGAAGTAGTTTTTAGCGTAGTCTACTAATTGTTGACGAAAGTCGCTAAAGGTTTTACCTACATATTTTATATCTCTCTCCTGTGCCATTATTGTTCAAAATTAATTACAAGTTCATCTGTAATATTAGTCTCTCTAACAGAGTATTTTAGTTCAAAAGAAACCGTGTTACTGTCAGGAAGGGGTGTTAGTTGCATACTGTTAACAATAACTTGCGGAAAAAATGCTTCTAAGCCTCTTTCAATAGCTGCCTGTATGTTCTGTAAGCTTTCCTGTGTTAGTTGCTCAAATAAAAGATTTCTTAATCCTGCCCCGAAATTTATATTAAATACTCTTTCATATTGAGCGGTTAAGAAGAAGTTCACTAAATTAGCTTTAGTTGCATCTTTGGTAGTATACGTAGAATTAAAAACAGCTCTGCCCTGGAAAGGGAGAGTTACACCTACTGCTTTTCTAGGTTGT